CCAAAAACCACCGCCTGGCGCATCGAAGAATTACCATCCGAATCGCTCGTTATTGTCCCCCCACTGCCAAGATACTCCACACGAACCGTTTGTTCTCCCGGCGCTGCGCCCAGACGACGCTTCAGGCTGATGCTGGTGGGCTTTTCGCTGATACGATACCACGCATCCGCCGCCCGTTCTGCCGCGTCTGCTGTGTCTCCAAATTCAGTTATGTTGTCTATTTCCATCTCTATCCTAATCCTAATCATTGGATCAATACTGCTGCTCACTGCCCAAACCGCCACCGGCATAAGTATCACATCACCGCTTGACACCACCACCGGTGGAATACTGCTACCTACTGCGTACACAACATCTGGTGCAACCGTTATGCTTCCCAGGGCGACAACCGGCGGAATACTACCGCTTACCACCGCGACCGCCGTAGGGGTAACGCTTATGCTACCCTGAACAACCGTCGGGTTTGCTCCGCTGACTACTACCAAAACTGCCGTAGGGGTAACACTCATGCTGTCGAGAACGACTGTCGGATCGACCACACCGCCAACCGCCGTCACAACCGCCGGTGTAACGACTACATCGCCACCAATCGTAACAACCGGATCGACCCCGCTCCCCACCGCACCGGCTGCCGTAGTGGTAACAACCATGCTACCATGCTCAACCGTTGGATCAACTGTGCTGCCTATTGCTGAGACCGCTGTAGGCGTTCGATTGCGCTGCCTATCGCCCAGACTGCCGCAGGGGTAACAACCATGCTCCCCAGAACAATCGTCGGGTCAGCCCCGCTGCCTACCGCCGTCACAGCCGCCGGTGTAATCGTCAAATCCCCACCGGCCATAACCGTTGGATCGACCGTGCTGCCTATTGCCGAGGTCGCTGTAGGGGTAACGCTGATATTTCCCAGGACGACCGTCGGAGCGACCCCGCTGCCTACCGCCCTAGCCGCCGTCGGTGTAATGCTCAGGCTGCCCAGAACAACCGTCGGGTTTGCGCTGCTTCCAACTGCACCGGCTGCCGTTGGCGTAATGCTCAGGCTGCCCAGGACAACCGTCGGATTTGTGCTACTTCCAACTGCGCTGGTTGCCGTAGGGGTAACGCTGATATTTCCCAGAACAACCGTCGGAGCGACCCCACTGCCCACCGTTGAGACCACCGTCGGTGTAATGCTCAGACTGCCCAGAACCGTCGTCGGATCGATTGCGCTGCCTATCGCGCTGACGGATAATGGAAAGACGCTTATGCTACCCTGCTCAACCGTTGGATCGACCGTGCTGCCAATTGCCCCGGCTGCCGTAGGGGTAACGCTGACGCTCCCTAACACCGTCGTCGGGTTAACCGTGCTGCCCACCGCCCCAACCGCTGTAGGGGTAACGGCCATACTTCCCTGGATGACCGTCGGATTTGCGCTGCTGCCTATCGCTGAGACCGCCGTAGGGGTAATGCTCAGACTGCCCAGGACAACCGTCGGCGCGATCCCGCTCCCAACCGCACCGGCTGCTGTGGGCGTAACGCTGACGCTCCCCAGAACCGTCGTCGGGTTAACCGTGCTGCCTACTGCACCGGCTGCTGTAGGCGTAATGCTCAGGCTGCCCAGAACAACCGTCGGGTTTGCGCTGCTGCCGATTGCCGATATTGCCGTAGGCGTAACGGTGATATTTGATACCACCTCGCCGCCGCAAAAGTCGTCAAGCTCAATCCGGTAGCTTGACGTTGATACTGTCCTCACCCAGGGGTAGAACGAACTGCCAGTATATGTATTGTCCGAAACGCTGGCACCGCTGTAGGCCGACCAGCCTCCCCCGCTTTCATCGGCATACACTTGGATCGCAACGGTCGAGGTATCATTGAACTCGACACCAAGCTTATCGTTATTATCAAAGCTTGTGCCGGTCCATGTATCGATGCTGGTTAGCGTATTGTTGTCTAACCGGTATGTAGCCCCGCCGCTGCTGCCTTCCTGGGCGCTCAAATATCCATCTGCGCTTCCGCCTGCCGTCGATGTAACGACAATCCCAATGCCCTGGGTGTTACGGTCAACCACCGTAAAGTACAGGTGCATTTTGCCATCAATCGTCACACCATCGTACAGTGTCTCGTAACTGTTGCGGCTATTGTCCGTCAATTTGTTAGAAACGATTTTGTGAAGTCTGTTAATCGTGGATCGAACCTGGCCGCCCCAAACACCGCCGTCAACCGGGTTTTCATTGCTTCGGTTGAAATTGTCCAGCGACGTGGTATTTTCTGGGAATGCCATCAGCTTACCTCAGCTTACCTCGGCGTCAAGTTCCTCTAATGTCATGTTACTGGTGTGAATGTCGCGCTCGTCCACACCAAAAATCGCGGCGACAGACGACCAACTTACCGGCTTCGTCCAATTGGTCGTCACAAATTTTAATACCTGTTGCAGTGTCAGCCCGCCCCAGTTCACATCTGCTCCCAACGCCTGGTCAATCTCTTCATTTGTTCGCCCGGCTGCTGCTGCCACATCACGCAGCGCTTGTCTCTGTCCGGCGGGTAAATCACCCAATGTGCGGTTTCCCAAAAGCCCGCCAATGTTTACCCAGTCATCAGCCTCATAAGCCTGTTTACCGAGTACGACGTCATATCCCAGTGGCCGCCGACGGCGGTAGAAGAAACGTTTCACCGCCTCGCCGTAGGTCGTCGCGCTGGTCATATCGTTGACCTGGTCGGTGGTAAACCCAACCGCAGCCGCAGCGTCTCTCAGCATCTGGCGCTCTGCCAGCGTCAGGCTGGTTTGCTTAATGTCCAACCGGCGCTGTGGAAATTTATAAATCCCCTGCTGCCCGGCCAGATAATCAATAGCCGCCTGCGCCCCGGCAACCTTGACAACAGCCCACCCCGCCCCCACTTCGGCGAAATGGCCGGAGACATTACCCCCGGCGGCGATAATCTGATTTATGTGATCCACAATAGTACAAAACCGCACATATTCCCGTGCGGCCTCATGCCAAAGGGTTTCCATTGGTACCAGAAAAAACGCTGCTGCCATAAGTTATGTCCTGTAACGATCATCTTTCAAAATACGCAAATGTACTCCCGGCACTTGCATGGTAAGCACAGTTATGAAAAATAACTGTGCTGTCCGAAGGGCATTCGCCCGAAGCAACCTATCGGGACCGCTGCCGGAATCAGGTGACAATGCCATTTCCCATGCTATGGCGGGGATATGGCAAATCCGGTAAACAACCTGGTGATGTCGATGCGAAAATCGCGCCAGATCATCTCCGTTGGAAGCCAGCTTTACCACTTCTGCCTGGCGCATTTTTTGCATTGCCGCCATATTCTCGATGTTATCCAGTATCCACCGAATAACCGAGGGATACATCACATCCGGGCGAATGGTGTATGTAATCCCGTCGTTATTGGTTAATTGGATAGCATCAAACATCACGACTCCGTTAGGCGAATTTCCAAGTCTTGTAGCGTCAGGGTTTGCCCGCTGCTTATCGTCCTTGCCGACGATAAATCCCAGTACGCCAGTACTTTCCTGCTGCCAACCGTCGCGTTATCATCCAGCAGCACGGCATACCGCGCCCCGCTGCCAGAACCTGGCAGGTTCCCGCCCGAAGCCGTCCATACTACGTCTTTGATTTTTAATTCGCCCCGGTCGTCAGTGTCGTTTTCAGTCAGCGTGTCAAAATCAGTCGAATTAGGGGTTAGCTGATACCCCCCGGTTGTATAGCCATTGCCATTGGCAATTTCTGTTAGCTGGCTGAGCGTATTTGTATCTGCTGTTGGCGCGGTCGCGTCCGTTACCAGCGCGACATAAAAATTGGTCGGTATCGTGCCGCCCCGGAACGCCCAACTCAGAATTTCGTATTTACCTTTGTTCGTCATTCCTGCCATGATTATTCATCCTTCTCCCTCGGCGGCATCCCGCGCATACCATAGATCATGATCTGCGCCCCACTGCCGCCAGCGCTCGAAACTTTTTTCTCCCAGATGCCCAGAACATCCTGGAGGTTCTTAAAAATCTGCTGCTTACTCTCCTGGCTTTCGCCCTGGGTGTAATCCCGGAACTTCCACGAATTGCCCAGAAGCTCGATGTAGGCGTCCCGGATGGCCGTGTTAAAATCATCCCCGGCCTGGGTATACAGGTCTTGCAGTTCGTCATCAGAAAACGCCTGGGTCGTCCCTGTATCGCCAATTTTTCGCCGGAACCGGGTTAACTCTTCTGCTGTGAGTGCCATATATGCTCCTCAAGAAGATCAAATAACTGTTTGCCCGCCTGCGCCCATGTCTGGTTCCTGTGCAGCCACGCCGCGCACTCCTGCGCCTTCCGCCTCGCTTCGTCATGGTGCTCATAAACCCACTTCATGTGCGCTGCGGTCTCGTCAATATCGGGCACATACCACATCGCGCCATCCGGCGGCATCATCACTGCCGGTCTGAGGGCGATCTTTTCAATAATGCGTGTCGCCCAGAAATCAATCCCGTGCTCCAGACCGCTGTGGCGCGGAACAATCACCGGCACCCCCATCGCCGCGCACTCTCTGGGCGGAAGTCCCCACCCCTCGCCGTAAGCCGGATATACCAGGCAGTCAGCCTGGGCATATACTTCGCTCATGCTGCCCACATCCTCGCGCCAGAACAGCACACGCCCGTCAAAAGTCTGTTCATTCATAGACCCCAGATTGTGCGCTCTCGATTTGACCATCAACCGCACATCAGGGTACAAATCCGCCGGGAATGCCCGGTAAAATGCAAGCCATACCGTCTCGATCCCCTTGCGCACGCCCCGGTCTCCCAGAGCCAGAAATGTGAATGGGCGCTCCCTGGCCGCAGGCGGAAGTATCGGAAACTCGACCGGGTCAATCCCCTCTTCTACCACATGCACCGGAACACATACCCCGTTTTCCTCAAAAATGCGCCGGTTATGCTCGCACGGAACAATCACCCGCTCGCACGTGGCATTCATTCGTTTCGCCCACTCCGGCGGGATACGATCCGCTTCGTACATCGTCAGACCCCATGTGCGCCCCGGAAGCCGAGGAAACTCGCTGGCGACCATCATTGTCACGGTCACATGGCGATAATCAAAAAACGGCGCGAGGTGCCGCGTCGCCGCCGGGATTTTCATGTACTCGTCATACATGAACTTCGTTGCCGGTCTCACCGTCACCCCTGACCGCGTTAGTTCGCGGATCAGAAACATGCCATGACGCCCATATCCCTCGAACGGTTCAAAACTGTAGTTCATCCAGTTGATGCGCATAGCCCTTCCTCGAAGGTGATGTCAAAGGGGCAGGCTGCCCCCGCCCCTGTTATGTTGACACTCTATCTATCTATCAGGAGATCGTCGGGTTTGCCCACGCGCCGCCGGAAATCAGATATCCAGCAGCCCCGGCGGTGCGATCCATGCCGCAGCTGACGCCGTACTCGATCTCGATCTGGATTTTCGCCACCGGGAACTTATCGTTATCGCTGGCGACCTCGTTGATGAAGAAGCCGAAGCCCTGATCCGGGTGAACACGGACGGCAATCGGGTTCTTGGCGTTGTTGGTGCCGTAGCTCTTATACACCAGGGACCACTTGGTGGGAATGCGTGCCGTCGCATACAGGAAGATTTCGCCGTAAGACGAAACATACGACCCGATGTAGTACCCCGCGCCGCTGCCCTGCGGTGTTTCCACAGTGCCGCGCTCATAAAACTCGCTGCCGGTTGTCGCGCCAGCACGATCCACCAGAATGATCCGATCAGAAATCGGCTTCGAGAATTTGCCAAGTCCGTTGTAGGTAGCAACATCAGCCACCGCGACCTTTGCATTGTATGGCGGCGGGTGCCCGTGTTCCTGCAAATGACCGGCCAGTGTATTCAGCACGGTGCCCAGATCAACGCCGGTGCCGGTTGCCACGCCCACATAGTGCGTGTGGCTGCTGGCAAACGTACTGCCGCCCACTGCCGGTGGTGTATACGTCACGCCGCTGCTGGCATTGCAGAATGGCAGGTCATACCCGATCGATCCTAACAGGTTGGCCGTGTCGGTCATGGCGCGGGTCAATACCGCCTTCTCGAAGGTGTTCCGCCCGCTGGTTAGAACATCGCGGATTGTTGCCAGGATTTGCGCCTCGCGGGCGTCACGGAAGAATCTCCAACTACCGCCAATCCCGCGCCCTTTGGCTTTCAGGTCGATCATATGACCAACCGTGCTGCCCTTGTAGATGTCTGCCGAATCCAGTTCGGAAAGGTCAGGCATGTCGGTGACAGTTCCGCCGTCGGGGTATTCCATGTAATCCTCGGTGGTGACATAGATCATATCACCCCAGGCCGCCAGAAGCTCCTGGTTCAGCCCATTCAGAGCGCCCGCAACCTCAGAGCGAACATCGGCATAAGTGCGTCCGCTGTTAAGCTGCCACTGCGCCAGGCGGGTTGCATCCAGACCGCTTGGAAGAACGTTATTGAGTGTGGTTAATGGTCCCTGTGTCTCAGCCATGAGTCATCCCCTTCTAGACACTCACCGGTGTATTGATACCCGGATGTACGAAAAACACGTCTTCTTCGATGGCGTAGCCCGCCCCGAACTGATAAGCAGCGCTGGCCGGTTTGGTGTCATCAATCTCTCCGGCGGTTTCGCTGACCCATCCAACTGTGCCCTCTGCCAGTCCCGTCCATCCGAAGACCGGACCCCAGATGCACACCGTGCAGCGTTCGCCGCTGGCGATGGTGGTCTCGCCATATTGGTTCACCGGCGCGACCACAATCCCGTAAAATTGTGCCGTGCTGGAACCGTTGGCGTCCGATTTCACCAGTTTGCCGCTGCTGTTCAGCGCAACGCCAACACCCACCGCCAGCGCCGCTGCCGCCTCATGATTGCGCAGAACAGCCCCGTTTGCCGGGTCTGCGCTGATTTGTTTTGCCGTAAACGATAATGCTGTCATGATTCTCCCTCGCTGTTAAATACCCAACCGTGCCCGCGCTTCAGCCGGGTCCATCGGTTTCCAACCCTGATCCATGCCTTTGCTGCCGCCTACGATTGCTGGCGGCCCGGCCAGTTCTTTGATAACCGCTTCGGCCAATACCTGGAAACGCTGCTGCCAGACATTGCTCACGGTTTCCCTCAGCGTCGCCAGATCGCGGCAGCCATTCAGTTCCGCCATCACGATCAGCCTCATGTTGTCGTGCAGCGCTGCCACTTTTTTCCTGCCCGCTTCACTGGTGACATTCCACCCCGCCGTCAGCGCCGCGATCTGGTCGATAAGCTGCCGTTCAAAAACAGCGCCTTCCAGTTCGTCGATGCGCGTTTGCTGGGCCGCCCCGGCTGTTTCCAGTTCGGTTATACGTGCCTGGGCTGCCGCCGCCGCCTGCTCCATCTCGCCGATACAGCGATTCCGCTGCTCAAGCTCTGCCTGGAGTTTCGCCACCCGTTCATCGGCGTTGATTGTCGCCTCGCGCACAATCTGCTCGCGCAGCGCCTCCGGGATATCGGCCATCGTCAGTTCCTGCTCTGCCATGATTTCCTCCTGCTTCTCTGTCTCTTTAGTGATTTTGAACCCCGACCAGGCCCCCATTTTCAGGGCTGCCCGTTTTGCTGGCACCAGGTCAAGTGTCTCAAGTTCAAAATTTCGCAGCTTGTAAACGTCATCCGCGACTTCTTCCAGTTCGCCCCATCCAAAAATAGACGTGCCAATGCTGCCGCCCGTCGCTTTTTTCCGCCGCACATCCTCGCGGGTTTCCCCCGGCGGGATGTAGCCCTTTGCCCAGGTGATGCCATCGTCGCGCCGCCAATGGCCGACCCAGTGAATTTCCTCAACCGGGTACTCATCCATATTAAAAAATCCCAGGTGCCCCCGGATTCCGCCCGAACCGGCAAGCTGTTCCTCAATCCGCTCCACCAGTTCCGCGTCATACAGCAGACCGTTATCAGAAACCTCGCCAACACGCATCACCGCCAGTGTCACGTGGAACGGGTCCGAGTCTCCCTGGTAAAGAAGTTCTTTGTCAATGAGGTCGTATGTGGGCACATCGGGAATTTCACCTTTGAACCGGTGCGGCTTGAACTCGCGCACCTGCACCCGCTGACCATCTCTCAGAATTTCTCTCTTCATCCTCGTTTACCTCGGATAACAAAAAAGGCGCGATCCCCTGACTCTCAGGAACCCGCCTCGCGGTTTATATATTCGTCTCGTCTCTTCTTATAAAATAGCACAAATGTTCATCTATTGCAAGCCCGTTACAACCTGCCTCATTTCTGGTTGATGCGCAATATATCCGTCGATAGCAATCACGCGCTTATTATTTCTGGTAAAAACAATCGGCTCAAAATCGACAAAACTGTTTGGATTCCATACGCTAATATGTGCTTCGCGTTTATATCCTTCCCACGAATTTTGAATCATTCGCTCTGGGAAAATAACCAAAATCCATTTTGCCCGATAAACCAGAAAATTCAGCAGGTCGATCCCATCGCTTTTGCGCAGGTGTTCGACAACATCGCCAACGATCACCAAATCCCATTCTGCATCCGGGTTATGCAGAAGGTTCATGCAATCCATCACCTGCAAGTCATCATAGATGCTGCGCAGGCCAAATCTGTCCACATAATCAGCCTCGATTTCGATGCCTTCTGTGGAGCATGTTGGATGATACCCACGCACCATACGGCCATATTTTCCATCACCCGTACCAATGTCCAGAAATGACCTCATTGGCAGCCTGGGTAAAATATGGTGTATCACATCGTCGCAAAGATTCCCTGAATATGGCATTTACCCCCTCCTCGCCAGGAACATGCCCAGATCAACCACATCCGGGTTAGGGTGCGGAATATATTCCACATCAAACCCATACGCCGCCAGCCGCTGCCCCACCGTATCGGCGAACCATTCCCGCGTGCTGTGATGCTCTCCGACGATGGTATCAATTCGCATCAGCGCCCCCACAGGCAGGTTAATCAGGATATCAAATTCGCTGCCCTCAACATCCATCTTCAGCAGATTGCACCGCTCGAACCCGTGCCGCGCCATCACATCCTCAATTTTCACCGTCATTGGCACCTGCCGGATTTCCCGCGCCGGGTCGCCCTCTGCCTTCCACCTCTCCCCTGCTGGAAGAACAATATGGCCGCCGCTGTTTTCGTTGTGCCGGGCAATAATCACATCTCCCGCATTGTACCGGCACGCCGCGTGATAGGGGTATACATGCTCGTCGCCGTAATGATTCAGCCCGCATATCATCGCGTTTTCTGCATCCGCCTCAATGGTGATAATCCGGCACGCCGGGTTGATGTGCCGCAGATATGCCGACCATGATCCGATGTGCGCCCCGCAGTCCACAACCGTCATCGCCGCCCCCGCGTCGATCCGATCCCACAGGTATTCTCGCTGCACTTCGCGCACAATACCCCTGTCAAAAGTGTTATACGCCCCGCCGCGTACATACAGCGTTACCCCATGATACGTATACTTTTCCAGATCAAGCATCGCCCATCCCCCGCTTCCACGAAAGCCTCTGCAAATCGTCCTCAGTCAGCGCTTTCGCCCGTTTGACCAGCCGCCCGCTGCCCATGTTCAGCACCTCGTCAATAGGCCGGTCTTTTTCGACGATAAGCTCATACGCCGCCAGCGCAATTCGCCAGATGTCGGTGCCGTCCTGTTTGGCATAAACCCGTTCGACCTTTTCACGCAGCCGCGATATATCACTCTGGGCAACAAAAAACGCCTTGTCCTTCGGCATGACCTCGCGGGGTATCTGGTTCAGCCGCCAGATGAAAACCTCGCGCATGACTGCCGCCAGGCTGGTCACATCAAACCGCTTTTCAATAACCATATTCCACCTCCACCGGCGCTTTTGCCCCAATCACATCCGGGTCAAGCGGCTGCGGCCCGGTAAACGGAATACAAAATGGCGGTCGCAGCACCGTGCCCTCTGGCAGAGCGTCGATCATCGGCTCTCCCCTGATCCACCTGTCGGCATTCGCATAATGCAGCGCCCGTTTTGCCCGGTCTTTGATGTCGCCGTAGTGGTAGAGGTGAATATGCCCACAGTCCACCACATCACAAACCGCGTCCGGGTTCATCTCCCGCTCGCAGTGCTTCCACCCCAGAGAATCCCAGTTAGGGACGCTGTGAATCGGCTTGATATAGTGGATGCCACAATTCAGCCGCCATGCCCGACCGTGCCAGTCAGGATACCAGCCCGTTGGGTTGTAGTGTTTCCGGTCTTCCACAAAGTTATAGGTCGGAAAGCGCAGCATCTTAAACCGCCCCAGTAAATCGGGCATCTGGCTGATGTGCTCCGGGAAAAACAACTCGTCCGGGTCCATCTTCAGAACAGCGTCGTAGCCCGCCCGCTCTGCCGTATCAATCAGGTGATTTTCGTGGTCGCACATCGGAAACGAAAACGGGCGGTAAAACACCTGCCCGCCAAATGATGCAAACACCTCGGCGCTGCCATCCTGCGAGCCGCCATCCAGCCCCACCAGGCCGTCAATATTGGCTCGTGTAATTACCGGAAGGTGCAGCAACAGCCACTCGGCTTCGTTCTGGAACATCATCGCTACACAAAATTTCACTGCGCCACCGCCTTATCAACCTCAACAGGATAAATGGTATATATCGCCCCGGTTGTTATGGAACGCGCACGAATGTGATCCCTGCACGCTTCCCACTTAAGCGAATCCAGTGGTTTGTTGTCCCAATAACCGGCATAATCGTTATTACATGCCTTAACTGCGTTTTCAGTAGAACTGAAAACCCCGATAATTCGTACCAATTCGTAATCACCACAGGACATCTCAGTAATATAAATAATCATGCCTCACCCTCATATCAGCGGAAGCTGCGCCACCTGTGCCAGCATGTGCATCAGCGCCCGCCCAATAAGCTGCTCAATAAAGTTATCCACCTGTGCCGGGGTTGTTCCAGGTTCAATCTGCCACACATCCGGGTCATTCATCACCGCTCGCAGCCGGTCTGTCACCGCTGCCGGGTCGTCCGTCACCACATTTTCCACCCGGCACATGCAGTGAGGATGGTTGGGCGGAATGTGCGCCGCGTCGTAACTGTACGGCTCTTTCACCCTCTGCTGGCTGATGTCAATCGTTGCGTGCTGCGGGCAGATCGGGCATGTCGCGTCCCCGTTGGCCGATCTCGCCACATCCACCCCTGTGCAGTAGGGGTTCATATACCCCGCCGTATAGGACGCAAAATTTGCCGCCCGCGCAATCTCCGTCCGCGCCAGCCGCATCGCGCTGTATGACCCATCCCGCCCGTAAGGTGTTTTTGTGCGGATTTTGGCCGCTCCTGGTGTTAGAAACTGCTCAACACGCCGGGCGATCCATTCCGCCGACCTGCCCTCGCGTAATGCCTGGGTTATCAGGGCGTCGATCTGCCGCCGCGTTTCATCGCCAACCCGCCACACCCTATCGCTCAGCACATAGCCGTCCGGTGTATTCCAGTTGTGCATTGGCACCCACTGCCGCGACGGGTCAAGTTTCGCCAGCGGGTTGGGCCGGAAGATGCGCAGGTCGTCAAGCCGCTCCAGATAATCCTCAAGCGGCTCATCAGGCTGGCGCAGGTAGGGATTTTTCGCCTCGGTGAATGGTTTGCTGCGCACCGAGGCCAGCCAGTTATAAACATCCTCCGGCAGATGCGCCTTCATCCACCGCCGGTGTGTGCGAACATGCGCCGCCACTACATACACGTAATATTTATTCAGGAGTCTGGGGTATTCTGCCAGCGCCGTCACCCCGTCACTGGCAAATGCCGCTTCGGTATAAGGGTCAACAAACAACCGCATAACCGCCTGACGCGCTTCCTGCCGCAAACGGGTCTCATCCTGGTTGGAAAGTGCCAGCGAGCCGTCAGCATTTGCATACCGCCGCACAATTCCCGCAATCTGGTCACTCACCCGCCGGAATGCAGTTTTCGCCTCTTTACGAAACCCGGCATATCCTAACGCCAGAATACGCCTGCCCGGAATTACCGTCATGCCTCGTCTTCCAGTTCAGCGTCTACCATCGTATCGAACGGGTCGCGCCGCTCCTCCTGCTGAGCCGCCGCTGCCATCACCTCGTCCGCCGGGTTGTCCACCAGGTCGAGGGTGCTCAGGAATGTCTCATCGGTCAGCACCCCACGATTGTGCGCCATCTCCGCCTTTTTTATAGTTAACTCCTCATTGACCTCGCTCAGTTCCGGCCAGACTACAGCCACCGGGCCAACCACTACCACAGGGTTAATTAGCGCTGTTGTGCGAAGCCAGATGTCCACCAGTGCCAGCAGACCACCCCGCGCCAGGCTGTCGCCGTCGGTGCCGTCGCCCTCAACCATTAACCGCCGCCCGGTGATGTAACTGTAAAACGTCCGCATCTGTTCGCCTGCCGTCGCCCGCGCCGAAGATAACTCACCGCCCCAGACCGCCTCCGGCAGCCGCGAAAATTCCATCACCAGAAGCCAGATGCTCTTAAGCGTATTGCGCACATCGTTAGTAAACCCGCTTTGCGGCGAGGCAAACTTGAACCCGCCGCCCTTGCCAACCGTGATAACACTCAACTGGGCAAAGTCGATAATGGGACGCTCCGTAGTCACGCCGTCGTTATCGACGATCTCCTCCACATCGGTCGAGTTCGCCGCGACGGTCGTGTCGATGTCGTCCATGCCTTCAAACACCGGGAAGGGGTTGCCCATCAGTTCCGCGCCGTCGATCATCTTCATGATAAGGTCGTCGTACCGGCTGAATGCCGTTTTTAACCCCTCATAAATGGGACGACCGTGTGTTTCATTTGTGCCCCGGTCATTGGCAAAATGTACCACCGGGATGCGGCCAATAAGGTTATCAAACTCGCGGATAACCGCCTTGCCCGGCGGCAGCGTCGTGCCGTCCCCCAGGGTTTGCGGCCTGCTGGAGATGTTTTTGATCGTCACTGTGCGCAAATCGTCGCGGTACACATCGCGCACCTCATACGTCTCCAAATGTGTCACCACCGTCACCTGTTCCAGCCGCCGGTAATCCAGTTCGGCATAGACCACTTCCACCGTATCCGGCGACGGCACGCTCAGTGTGCCATCCGGGTTGACGATGACATACTGGTCGCCCAGAGCATACAAATCCTCAACAACCTGCCGGATCAGCCGCGCATACCGGCGCGAAAATTCATTAAGCAGCCAGTTTGTGATATTTCGCGGGTCTTTCTCATCTTTCGCGTCATTGTCCGCCAGAGCAAATCCGATCCCATCTCCCATCACCCATGACGCCGTTGTTTCGATGATGGGCCGGGCAAATGCCCCCGCGAACTCATACCCCTTCGCCAGTCCCCGCCGGAACTTGTCCCAGAACTCATACCGGGTAATAGTCCGGTCAACGCTCACGCCAGTCCGGTATTTCGACCAGAAATCCCCGCCCACCGGCGCTGTCCGCCCGATCATCTCTTTAATCTGCGCTTTCAGCGGTTTGCCCACCGTTTGTTTGGTTCGTACACCCATGACCACGCCCTGTACAAAGTAGAACTTTTGGTCTAGTATATCATGAAATGAAGGGTTATGACAGGAAACGCGCATTATGCACGATGACGATGATATAAACGACGAAGATACCTACGCATCGTTAATCCGCCACCGCCAGTGCAACGGCAAAATAGTTAACGGCTGGAAAGGCGACAGCGACCTGGCAGTAATATCGCGCCAGGACATTACCGCCATCCTCGGTTACAGTCCGGTAGTAGGCTGGATGGTTGCCCTGCCGCCCCTCCTGGTTGAAGTTGTAGATTATCTCCCGAAAGAAGATCAGTACTTTCTAAGGCGTCGTGATCCGCAAACATGGCTGTAGAATTTATGCCACCAGGGGTAGAGGAAGCTGCACCGAAATTGGCAGCGGCTCCTGGATTAAGATAGGCAGCCGCAGGCGCTCGCAGCCAGGCACAGCGATTTCCCCTTCGCCATAGGCTGAATCCGGCGCGGCTGCCTTTGGGCGGTAGTGCCTACGATGGATGGCACGCAGCAGGGCAACGGCAACACTCCACTGGGCATAGGACGGGCCATCATCAATGATACGCAGAGCACGGTTAACCATGCGGCGGGTCTTTGGGTCAGGGATAGCATGGAGTTCGTCCAGCCATGCGCTGGTGTGAGCAGTGCGGCAAGGGGCGGTCTCGGCACGGGTTGGGGCTGGGCCGGCCCCGACGATGTAGGCAGATTTAATCATAGCACCCCCATGCTGGTAAACAGACCAACCTGCTGGACTGCACGCTGGACGACCTGGTGTACCGGGTAGAGGAGTAGACCATTATGCGCCGTCTCCCAGGTTAACCGTCCGCTGCTGACCGTCGGTGATTTTTGGGACGGAGTTATCAAAAAACAGGCTAACCGTGCCCGCCTGGTTATCGCGGCTTTTGAGAACGATAACCTCAAGCGATTGGGGAAATTCTTCGTCACGGTACAGACCGATAACCATATCGGCATCCTGGACGATCTTATCGCTCCACCGGCTGTCGGCCAGTGTGGGGCGTTTGTTTTCCCGAAAATTGACCTCTTTTTTGATCTGCTGGCTGACCACAAAGGGCACGTTAAATTCCTTCGCCAGTTCGGTGAAACGCTCGCTGATGCTCTCCAATTCCAGGACGCGGTTATCGCGGATTTCGGGATTGCGCATTTTGTAGATACCATCGACAAACACCACATCGATCCCCTGTGTGCGCTGAATACGCAGGCATTTCGCCTTGACCTCAACCGGGGACATGGGCTTGATGTAATCCAGGGTGATGTTGAGATTTGACAGACGGCTGGAGGCTTCGATCAGGCGGCCATATTCAGCAGGCGCTATACCGCCCATGCGGATTTTTTTGCCGTTGACCCCGGACTCTATCGCCAGCAGCCGGGAGAACATGCCCTCTGTATCGATCTCGTTGGACAAAAAGGCAACACGCATCCCCTGGCGTGCCATGTTGATCGCCATTTGGAGCATGAAGAGGGTTTTACCGATGCCGGTGCGGGCCATGACCACATGGTAACGACCGCGCTCCAGGCCGGAAATCAACCGGTCTATATCGCGGAATCCGGTAGGCATGAAAGATACGCTG